CGCAGCCAGCGCAACAGCAGCCGTCCCCGCATTCGGTGTCGTAACTCCGTGCGGGATAATCACATCCGTCAGCGAGTTATTCTGCGAATTGCTCTGCAGATTGAACACATTCATACTTGCCGCACCACCATTATAAACCCAGCTCCAGGCATTTATAATGGCCGGTGGCAGCACCACGGAGTCAGCCGCCGTAGCACAGACATCTACCTCATTAAACCCCAGATTGAGCGGAGTCGCAGCAGCGACTACACCGCCCGCATGAGCCACAATACCATTCACGCAGCCCAGCACCATGTTGAAGAACTTCGACATCTCTGTCGCATCTATCAACCCCGACCCTCTCCCCGTCTGAAGAGAGGGCAAATAAGCCAGATGAGACCTTGCCATCAGGTGTCCTTTCGCCTTTCAGGCGAAAGTCCACCTGAGAGGCCATTAGAGAGAACAGATACCTTACTCATGCGTTGTCGGCGACCTGCTTCCAAATGCCCTGTGTCGTGCAAATGAACAGGCTCACGTGCCCATTCAGCAGCACCAACCCAGTCGCACCCGCAACCAGCGCCACCGACCCATGCGCCACAAACTGATCCAGCGCATTATTGTTGAACGGATTGGCCTGGGCCACAATCTTCATTGACAGCCCAGCCGCCGTGTTCTGCGCATTCACATAAACACTGCTACCCATCACGGCAGGCGGCATCACAACGGAGTCACCCGTCGTGACCACTGTATTCACCTCATTCATCCCCGTTGACAGCAACGGCGTGAGCGGAGTGAGCGCACCACCAGCCAGCGCCACAATGCCATTCGTGACCGGGTTATTCGGAAGCGTATAGACTGACATCTCAGTTCCTCTCTCAGTAAGACCTATCCGAGAATATGTTATATATTCCCGGCCTACTCAACTCCTGTGGCAGGCTAAGTTGAGCAATCTGCACAGAAGTATTCTTGATCGCCGCTCTCGCACCCTTCGCAAGATCCGGCAGCGTATCTCCAGGGAAAGTCCTCATCCCATAGTGCGGTCTCAGTCTTACAGCCAAATTGGTATAAAACGCATTAAAGTAAATGAACGGCAGCTCAATCAAATCCTGCGTCGTCACAAACTGAAGTGGAAGCTGATCCCTAACAACCACACCAACACCATAAATAGAATTAGTAGGCAAAGGATACAGAAAAATTCTGCCAAGCGGCCAAGCCGGATCATAGTAATACGCTCCTGGAAAACTCACCATCCCCTTAAGCGCAATCCTAGAATAGTCCTGCATCGCATCCAGCGCATACAGCGGATAGTCAATCGGAATTCCTCCCCCGGTTGAAGGCTGCCTTAAAAAGGCAGCCTTCAACCTTCGTGGAGCTACTGATTTAGATTGCGTCGGTGTCACGGTCGTATTGTCTGGTCCAGTCTCAAACCCTCCCAGCGTCCCTGCTCCCGGCCCAATTGGAAAATAGTAGACTGGGTGACTCGGCGTCCCCATATCTGGATCAGTTGGCAGCAGTGCAGTATTCACCTGCGGCACTGTTATAGTCCTTGTCCTCCAGACTATAAAAGTGTCTTCCCCCCACTCCTGCAACATCCACTGCAGCCTCGCCCAAGCGTCCGCAATCTCCTCTCCCGTCGGACTCTGACCCTGCCCGACTGCACCGCACTCCTTCAGCGCAGCCATACAAATGTCATTGACCGAAGTCGCGAGAGGAGTTAGCTGGGACATTTACGCAGCCTTCCCTGGTGCAGGCCCAGCCTTGGCAGGCTGGGCCTGCGGAGCTGTTGCCTCAGCCAGTTTCTTCTCCAGCTCGGCAATCCGCTCTTGCTGAAGCTCCGCGTGAGTCTTGGGTGGCGCCTTCAGATGAGTCTCAGGATTGGCCCTCAGCGCTTGCGCCTCTGTAAAATGCCAGCCCTGTGCTACCATCTCAGCTTCCTGAGCCTCACTCTCCACAATGATATTCTTCACCCCCCACACCGCTCCCGCATATTTCGGCTTCCCTGTCTCATCAAAGACCGGCCGACTATCCCGGTCCGTAACCAGAATACCCTGGTTAATGCAATGCAGCTCCCCCTTGGGATGATACAGCATCTTCGGATACTGCACCGGCCCCTCATAAATGGAGAGCCCATCATTATTGATTGCCTGGACATTAGCCTTGTTCGTCTCAAACAGTCCTCTATCCTCCATCGAATGATAGATGGAGTAGACTTTATTCATCCGGTTCCTTGCCATTACTTCTTCTCCTTGTGTCTTTCAGCCCTGGTCATCTCCCCTCTCTTCACGCCCTTCGCCGTAGCCTTATTCGTTCCCTTCTTCAGCTCTCCAGCTTTCTGCAGCGTGCTGGTCGCCACAGCCCATGGATTAACTCCCGGACTGCTCTTCTTGATCGCCTTAACAGCGTCCTCCAAAATCTTGGGCATCTCTACCTCCTCGTCGGCGGAGCCTTCGGCGGCGGAGCAGGAGTAGCAGGCTTCTTCACCTCCACAGACTTCTGCACACTCACCGTCGCCGTCGTCGTAGTCTTTGTCTCCGGCTTCGGCTCCGGAGCAGACTCCTGTCTCTTGATGGGTGGCGGCATACCCCTCGACGGCAGCTCTTGACTCGGTCCTTCTGGACCCCCCTGATCCGGCCTCTGAGGCGGCTTGGGCGGATCTAAAATCCCAGGCGGCTTAGGCGGGTCCACAATTCCAGGCGGCTGATCCCGCTCCATGCTAGGATGCGGCCTGAAGCCATTCCTCGTCGCTTCAGCCCTTTCCTCCGCATCAAACACAATACACTCCCTATTCCCATCATAGAGCATCATCGGATACTTTGCGCCAACTTCCGGCATGTCCTCCTCCTCTTCCTTGGGAGGCCAGAATTGGCCTCCCATCTCTTCCAGAAGACGCAGCCACTCGTCCTGACTTTCCGAACCAGGACGAGGTGCCTGTATCTTCATATCACGTCTGCAACCACGACGGCCCATTCCGGCCTGATCCACAGATACCCATACAGCACGTCAAGCCGGGTAATCAGCTGATCAGTGCCGATGAAGTAATCCGTAATCATCCTCATGGACACGCCATCAAACTGCTCACGCGCAACCGCATGCACGCCCTCTGGAGTCTCCAGATCCGCAGTCGCCAGCGTCACTGCCTCCGGAGCGAACACAAAATTCTTCCGATAGACAGAGGACGGTGCCAGTCCATTGGTCGGATTGACAGCCGCTCCATTCGCCGGGCTTGCCGTCACCGTCTGATACTGCACCGGCAGCCCACCACTTGGAGGCACAACAGCCGGATACACATTCAGCGTAGTCCCGCCAACTGCGAGCGGAGCCGTCACGACAAACTGCTCCAGCTGCCCAGTCGTCTGCTTGGTGATCCTATTCACCTTAAACACACCAGCAATAGTGACAATGTCGCCCACCGCCAGCGTGCTCGCAGCCGCCGTAACCGTAATCGCCAGTCCAGTCTGATTGGCTCCATTGACCGTGAGCGAACCTTGCGCCATGGTCCCAGACGTATGGGTGATGACGGTCTGGTCCTTCATCCAGATGAAACCGAGCGCATCATACATCCGCCCAGTCACATACTGCCGTCCGATCTCCGGCGCCGGATTGAGCAGTCCAGCCAGCGTGGCAACCATTCTGGCCTCAGTGACCGGATTATTAACCACCTTCCGGTTCTCAATCGGCCCCGAGTTGTTATCCAGGTTGGCACCCGCAAGCAGATAGGTGGCTGCAATGGGGCTCAGAACGTTGTTGCTCGCGTCCTGATTGGCCACAAAATTGCAGATCCCGCCCTCAGCCCCCGACATAAGATCCGCCGCAACTGACCCAGCCAGGTTATTCACCGCCGGAGCCAAAATCCTCCGGGAGAAGTCATCCAAGCTGAGAGTCCGCTCCTGTGTCGTGAACTGCACATCCACGTGCTTCTGCGTCGCCATAGTAAGCGTCGTATTCTGCTCCGCAGTATCCTGCACACTCAGCGCAGGCCCCGTCGTCACAATATAGTCGTTCGGGAGCCTGATCCTCAGCGTATTGCCGATCTTGGCCCCCGCCACCGCAAAGGAGTCATCATACTGCATATCCACGTTCTGCAGAAACGCATTGCTATTCTTCCAGAGTCTGACCGCCTCTCTTGTGATCAGATTAATAGTGAGTAGGGTATTAGCCATCATAGCCTCCGTCCTTCGGCCGGAGGCTCGAAGGAGCAGCCAGTAACGGCAGTAGAGCGACTACCAGATAGCTCTACAGGGTTTCGCTTTGCTAAACCCTGTCACAGGGATCACAGTTCCCAGGGACTGACCAGGAGGCAGGAGCCATGGTCTCTCCGACAGGACCTTCCGGTCCAGAAACTTCAGTCTTTCCAAGTCGCCGCCTTCACGGCCCACATTTGCGCTCCCTGCGCCTCGGTAATTGCAACCGACCAGAGCCGCTTCTTCTCGCCACTCGCATCAGGACTATTCCGATATTCATCGCAGATATCGATAATCCGTGCATAGAGCGCTTTCAGTTCACTCACAAGCGGATCACCGCTCGGGTTAAAGGTCAGACCAACAGCCTTCTGACCAAAAGTCAACTCCCGTTCCTGCTCCATCACCTAATCCTCCTCTCAGCCGCCTGTTTGTTCCGCGCATTCATCCAGTCGTCAATCTTCATCTCAGCCCCCCTCTCTGGATCATCCGGCTTCGTCGTCGTCACCGGGCTTGTGCTCCCAATTGGCCTAATCGGCTTAGGAGCCTTACTTGGGGAAGATTGGCCTCCTTCGGAGGCCAACTTCCCCACTTCCATTGCCATCTTCATCGGGCTCAACGCCAGTATTCTTGATGCAACATTCAAATCACTCCCCAGCTTATGAATAATTGCCTCGGCATCCCCCGTCTCCAACGCAGCCTCCAAAAACAGATTATACTGCTGAAGACTTCGAGCGTCCGTCTGGTCCACCAGCTGGGTCAGCCCATTCAGCTTAACCTGCCAATCCGGATACTTGCTCGCCCCCCTATTCGCAGCCTCATTACACCTTGTATTGAAAGCCGTCTGGTTCGCCACCAGAGTAGCTCTCTCATTAATCATCTGGTCAATCTGGGCAGGCGTGAACGCCTGCCCAGTGGCAGGATCTATTGGCTGCTGTCCGCCCGCAGCTCTCGCTTCATAGTCTCTCAGCCGGGCCGTCAGCTTGGCAACCCGATCTACGGCACTCTTGGGCCACTGACCCGAGGTGTGAGGGGAAGGAGTGGGAGAAGGAGGTGCCCCCTTATCCTTCCCCTCTTCGACGGGAGCCTCATGCGTCTGAGTCTCGACCGCCGCTCCGGAGGGCTGGGGGGAGTCGCCAGTACCCTCCGAACCAACTACAACCTTATCATTCTCATCAGGGTCCACTTAATTTCTCCTTGAGCCTTTCGGCTCTATCGAGCCGAAAGTTTCAGTTTCGGCGAATTCCTGCTGCTTCCCAAGCGTCCGTCCGTCTTCCCATCTGCAGAGATCTATCCAGAATCAGAGCCTCATGGATCTTCTCTCTCGACTCCTCATCCACTCCTGGCGCAGCAGCCGGGTCCAGCATCCTAGCCAGCACTTGTCTCGCAGCCTCCACACCCTTCCCCCAATTATGCTCCAGATAAATCTGCTCCAGCTCCTTACTCGTCGCATCCGGAAACTGCCTCTTAAAGGCCGCCCAGTGTTCATTATGATGCATCAGCGCATCATAGCTCTCCATTATAATCCCTAGCGCAGCATCCGCCACCATCGGATGCACATGCTTGAGTCGTCGATTACGCTTACGCGCCAAGGCACCATAAACTGCCTTAGCGGCTTCATCTCTACTGCCCATTGTTGTCTCCTCCTTCCAGATCCTGATCCTGCACTACCATCGGGGGCACTCCCGTTCCCCGAGCCGCCAACAGATTAGCCGTATCCTTATATTTCGGATCAAACGCTGCATGTGGATGTCTCAGCTGACTCGGATGCCTCACAATCAACTGATCATGATTTCCCCCCAAATCATGAATATTCTTCAACAACAGTGCATCATATCCCTTATTCCAGGCATCTTTAATCACTTTCGACATCTTATCCTTATTATACATAGTCCCTTTCGACACAGTCTTCCAGTCAGTAACCAGCGGATTTTCAGCCCTCAACACATGTGGGTTCAAATTAGTCCCATACATATTAGCATTAACCATCCCTGACTTCC